CGAGGTGTTGATTACAACTAGCATAGCAGCTGTTACAGCAGTAGCAGCTACTACGTTTACTCAACCTATTATAGAGAATATTAAAAAGAAACTACAAAAGTTCTTACAAGGCAAGATAAACAAATGGAAGGAACAGCGAAAGAAGAAAAAGGATTCCTCGGTAAAGTAAAAGATATTGCTGAGGATAAAGAACACCAAATAGAATTTCTTGGTACTATAGTAAGACTAGGTGTAGTCGTTTGGTCTGGATTTATTATTACTATGAATTACATAGACATACCAATGGTTAAGAAATCTGGTAACTCTGACATCACTTTTGTGGCCAGCGTTTTTACTGGAGCACTCGCAACCTTTGGTTTGACTACAGGTAAAAATGGTAGTAGTAAACCACCAACCAACTGTCCTATGATGAAAAAACCCGACAAACCAAAAGTATGAAAAAATTACTCATACTCTTAGCACTGGTTGCACCTACAGTAGCAAGAGCTAATACTGTCACGCCTCAGTTTACTACAGGGTCGATGAACAGTACAACAACTACAACACAAACAATAACCGAAGTTGAGCAGCGTCAAGTTTTTGGCTCTGCCGTAAACACTTGGTCTGGAACCAACGTAACACCTTCAGCTGATATAGCTGGTAGTGGAACAACATTTACAGTTACCAACACCGCAAACCCTTGGACACTAGAAACAACAACCAGAGCAGCTGGTTTAGTAGAGCAGTGGGATACCACAACAAACTATACAATAAACTCTACTACTACATCGCTCTCTGTATTCTCACAATAACACCAGTATATGCAGAAGGAGACACAAACAACTCGTCCAACCCTGTGGCAGCAGCAACAGGAAATGTTACCAATCAGGCTGTGCAATTTCAAAATAATGGAGCACCGTCTAGACAACAATATGGTTCTTCCATATCTTGTAACGGATCAACAATGACGTTCAGCCCTTTTTATATGGGTAACGATACCGAACCCCAAGGGGATGAGGGATATGTTATTACAGAAAATTGGGGCTTTCAGATAAACTTTTCAGTACCTTTAGACAAGCGTGGTCTTAAACAATGTAGAGAGATTGCAAAACGTCAAGAGGAAAAGATGAGATTAGACTATGAGTTAGTTCGTGCTCTTAAATGTGCAGAGCTGATGCAGAAAGGGTTTGCAATACGCCCCCAAACACGTGTAGCACACATGTGCCAAGATATTGTACCTATTCAATCATTACTACCTAAAAAAGATGTTAGCACTACTAAAACCAATCGTTTTAACCTTTTTAAAAGGTGACAAATTTAAAGTATTTGTTATTGACCTATTAGAAAAGTTATCCAAAGAAAGCGATAATGACCTTGATGACAAGGCAGTAGAATTTATTAAACGAGGATTAAAAGTTGAGTAAAGTTCAACGTATACCCCGCAGAGCTGGGGAAGATGAGTTTAATGAACTACATAAGTTAGTTACAACCGAACTCATTGCAAGAATACGCAGTGGTGAAGCCACTACTGCTGACTTAAAAGCTGCTTCTGACTGGTTATACAAGAACGACATTACAGGTGTGGCATTTGACACATCACCATTGTCACAACTAGCCGACATTATGCCTAGTGTCGATTTTGATACAGTCCAGAAATCGGTAATTAAACATGGCTCCTAAAACAGCTAAAAACCCAAAAAAAACTGCACGATTTTACCGTGATAATCCTAAGTCAAGGGCGAAGAAAAATGCAGCTCAACGAAAGCTCAACAAAAGCCCAGAAAACAAACAATATCGTGCTGAACTCAATAAAGCTCGTAGAAAAGCGGGTGAGTATGGCAAAGGGGGTAAAGATTTTTCACACACTAAATCAGGAAGATTAGTACGAGAATCCCCTTCTAAAAACAGAGCTAGAAATCGAAGCAGAAAATGACACCAGTACTTCCTACTTATAAACATTACACACAAAACTTAATAGTCATGACATCAGCAGACGCTAAACGTTTATGGAGAAAAGCTATTAAGGAG